TGATATGAAGGAGCATATTCAATATGACTTCTTGTTTGATAATCATTTTAATGAGTTAAAAGAAAAAGAATTACAAACTCAACGTATTCAACTTGCTACTCAAATGGATGCTTTCGTAGGAAAATATTTTTCCATTGAATATATCCGCAGGGAAATTTTAGAACAATCTGAAAAAGAGTACAGAGAGATTGATAAACAAATGCAGAATGAAATTGATAAAGGTCTTGCAATTGACCCAATCAATGTCACTCAAATGGATATGATGGATCGTATGAATACAGCATTTGCTCCAGAAATCCAAGGTCAACAAGCAATGGACAATGCAGAAATTGCTAAAGACGCTGCGGATGATGCTCATCAAAGGCAATTGCAAATGATGAAATCGCAACCGAAACCTACAAATAATCTAAATAATTAATTATCATGTCAGAAAATAATATTGATCAGACAAATCCTGAGAGTGAAGTTGTTGATGTTGTTGGTGCTATAAGAGACAACCAACGTGCAAAAGCAATTGACGCTATTCAAGATTTACTATATGCAAAGTCAAGTGAAGCTATAGGGCAGTACAAACAAACTGTAGCGAATACATTTTTTGACGAACCAATAGAAACAGAGGAACCTTCAAATGAAACTGATAACGGAAACGATTGAACATGTAGAGGTCATCACTGAAGGAAAAGGTGCTGACAAAAAACTCTACATTGAAGGAGTATTTCTTCAATCAGAAATCAAGAATCGCAATGGACGTATGTATCCATTCTCAGTTCTTGAAAAAGAGGTCAACCGCTACAACGAAGAGTATGTTAAAACAGCACGTGCTCTTGGCGAGTTGGGTCATCCTGATGGTCCTACTGTTAATCTTGACCGTGTATCCCACAGAATTACCTCACTTAAAGCTGAGGGTAATAACTTCATCGGAAGAGCACAGATAATGAATACCCCAATGGGTAACATTGCCAAATCTCTTCTAGAAGATGGTGTAAAACTTGGTGTTTCATCAAGGGGTATGGGTTCAATTGACAAGCGTGAAGAAATGAATGTTGTCATGGATGACTTCATGCTTGCAACTGCTGCTGATATTGTTGCTGATCCTTCCGCACCTGATGCTTTTGTCAATGGTATCATGGAAGGTAAAGAGTGGGCTTGGGATAATGGCATACTAAAGGAACAAAAAGTTGCTAAATACCAGCAGTATATGAGCGAGGCAACTCGCAAAAACCTAGAGGAACGTACACTTAGAGTGTTCAACGACTTCCTCACAGGTTTATGATTTAATAAATAAACTTAGAATATTCATAGATTTTACGGGAAGACTTACAATGTCAGATGTATTAAACGAGAAGTTTGAGGAATTTGCTACCGAGCAGAAGGACATTCTCAAAGAATTAGTTCAAGACCCTATGCCAACGGTTACCGCTACGGTAATACCTGGTGAAGGATCTGATCCCTCTGCTGTCTCTGGTGACCCCCAACAGAAGTCAAGCGGAAAAGATGAACCATCAGGTTCTTCTCCAACCGTTCCTCCTTCTGTAGCAAATGGACAATCAGTTACTGATTTGGGTGGATCTCAATCAGAACCTCTCCATTCAAACAAAGAACAAGGAGAAGACAATCCTGGTGCAAAAGCATCTGCACCTGTGTCACAGGATTCTAGTCAGACTTCCCCTGCTGGAAAACCTGGTGATGAAGCTGGTGCTAATTCATTAGGTGCTGAGATTGCATACGGAACCAAGAAAGGTCCTGATGTAACTTATCCTATTAAACCATCATTTGAATCTGTGGATGTTTCTGACGATGTAAAAGCACTCCTAGAAGGAACTGAACTCTCCGAAGAATTTGCTGTAAAAGCAAAAACTATCTTTGAAGGAGCAGTGAAAGCAAAACTTTCAGAGGAGTACGACAAGCTTGTAGAGCACTTTGCCAAAGAAACAGAAGAGAAAATCTCTGTAGGTATTAAAGATCTTACAGAAGATGTTGATGGCACAGTTACCTACGCCGTGACTCAATGGTTAGAAGAGAATCAACTCGCCATTGATCGTGGAATCAGAAATGAGATTACAGAAGACTTCATTGTAGGTCTGAAGAATCTCTTTGAAGAGCACTATATCTCTATCCCTGACGAAAAGGTTGAGGTGGTAGAAGGTATGGCTGCATCAATTCGTGAGATGGAAGAACGCCTTGACGAACAGGTCAAAGCTAATGTGAAACTTCAAGCCCGTCTAAATGAGACTGCCAAAACAAATATTCTGTCCACAGTGTCAGAAGGATTAGCAGATACTCAAAAAGACAAACTCAGCAAACTTGCTGAAGCAGTTGATTTTGTATCAGAGGAAGACTTTACTAAGAAGGTAACAACCTTCAAGGAAGCATATTTCTCAGAGAAGAAAACTGCAATTGCAACCTCAGAAGTTGCTGATGAAACACCAGTTGAAGGAGTAGAAGCACCAAGTACAAATCCAGCAATGGATGCGTATACTGCTGCACTTGCTCGCTGGAAATAGATAATAATCAACTTACTTTTTAAGAGAGATTAAACAAATGTTTAACGCACAAGCTCTGACAGAGAAGTGGAAGCCTGTTCTAAGTCATGAAGGCACTGCTGCCATCAAAGACAATTATAGAAAAGCAGTTACCGCAGTTCTGTTAGAAAACCAAGAACGTTTCATGCGTGAAGAGCGTGGAATGTTACAAGAAGCAGGTGGTGCTGCTGGAAACGCTGCTGGAGCAATCGGAACTAACGCATTGTCTGGTAGTGGTTTAACAACACAAACTGGTGGACTTGCTGGATTTGACCCTGTTCTAATCAGCTTGATTCGCCGTGCAATGCCTAACCTAGTTGCATATGACATCTGTGGTGTACAACCAATGTCAGGTCCTACAGGTTTGATCTTCGCAATGAAGGCACACTTTGAAGGAAGAACTGGTCCAGAGGCATTGTTCAACGAAGCAGATTCAAACTTCTCTGCTGGTTCAGATGCTACTGCTGGAGCATATGATCCTTCTTCAGATGCTACTGATGGATCTAATCCAGGCTTGCTTAACGACTCATCACCTGGCACATACGAGCGTGGTGTTAAACCAATGGCACGTAACACTGCTGAAGGTTTAGGAGAAGCTGGAACCTTGTTCCGTGAGATGTCATTCAGCATTGAGAAGACTTCTGTGACTGCACAGTCCAGAGCACTCAAAGCAGAGTACACTCTAGAACTTGCTCAGGACTTGAAAGCAATTCACGGTCTTGATGCAGAGCAAGAACTTGCTAACATCTTGTCTAGTGAGATCCTTGCTGAAATCAACCGTGAGGTTGTACGTACTGTATACACAATTGCAAAACCTGGTGCTGCTAACAACGTAGCAAACGCTGGTATTTTTGACCTTGACGTAGACAGTAATGGAAGATGGTCAGTTGAGAAATTCAAAGGACTGATGTTCCAAGTTGAGAGAGATGCCAACGCAATCGCACAGGAAACTCGTAGAGGAAAGGGTAACTTCATCATCACTTCTGCTGATGTTGCTTCTGCTCTTGCTATGAGTGGTACTCTTGATTACTCTTCAGGTCTAACTGGTGCTGGTGGTCCTTCCATCGGTGAAGTTGATGACACAGGTAATCTTCTTGTTGGTACAATCAACGGACGTATTAAGGTATTTGTTGATCCATATTCTGCAAACCTTGCTGATAAGCATTACTACGTTGTAGGTTATAAGGGTTCATCTCCTTATGATGCTGGTCTGTTCTACTGCCCATATGTACCTCTACAAATGGTCAGATCAATTGGTCCAGACACCTTCCAACCCAAGATTGGATTTAAGACACGTTACGGAATGGTTGCTAACCCATTTGTTGTACAAGCTAACGGCACACCTGATGCTGAAGCACTTACAGCGAATAGAAACCAGTACTACAGACGTGTACAGGTTGCTAACCTCATGTAATATCGGTCACGATATACACACTAAGAGACCCTACGGGGTCTCTTTTTTTTATGCTATCTTACCTAAATATTAATGCAGAATAGGTATAGCCATGAACG